ACAGATTAAAACTGTTACAGCTTAGAACTATAGTATATACTTAAGTATGAACTGTTCCTGTATAAACTGTATCAGTTAAGGAACTATAGTACGAACTTAAGTACACACAGATAGCAGAGTAACCAAGACGAACTTCCTCATACAGTTTAGGTAAGAGGTCTTGCTGAAGACTCGTCTATAAATAGGAATCTGATACAGATCAGAACCTGTCATACCAACTAAAGTAGTTTCTTTATTGTCGTTAAGTGATGTAATCACGCCATCAGAGGAAGTTGTAGCATCATGGCTCTTGAGAGATTGAACTATAGTAAGCTAGTCGAGAAGCATATCCTTCAGTGCATTCAGGGTGGTATCGGTATCCGTCAGATGATTGCTTCTATGCAGCACTTGAATGATGCCCCTAAGTCTTTGTCTACTCTTTACAAGCACTACGGTAACTTCATTGAGGCTGAACGTGCTAAGATCAATGGTGCTGTCGGTAAGAAAGTCATTGACCAAGCCCTAGAGGGTGACTTCAAATCTCAAGAATTGTTCCTTCGTTCCAAAGGTGGTTGGTCTCCAACACATACGGTTACAGAGGTTGAGCAAGATGTTGATCCTGACCTAGACGAAAGTGCTATCGACACCTTGATGGGGTTGCTTGGTATTACAGGGCAGGAAGATGACTCCTAGAGATTGGCTTCAAGAAAAGATGAAACAGTATAAAGCAAGAACAGGTGAGGTTTGGGACTTTGTTGATCCCTACTCAGATCATCCTCTTGCTTCTTATTGCTCTGAGACGCTTATGCGTATGGGTGTAGAAAAAAGATACTTTGGTCTTACCTCTCCCCAAGAAAACCTTGAGATAGCTAATGCTATTATGATTAGGGAAAGAATAACTTAGTGGTGTAAGTCGGCTGGAGTATTTCGGTTGCTATATCCAAAGGCTGCGTAGCGGTCGCCACTCTTTTTATCGTGTCTGTAGCTTAAGTAGAAAAGCAGGTGGGGACATCCCCTTCAAGTTGGTAGGTGCAAGCCCTCTCAGATACTCCAAATATAAAGTTTCATTGTTGTAGCACTACTTTGGTTTTATGGCCTTAAGGCAACAACTTTGGTACACAACAAAAGTAAAGGGGGTTTCAATATATGGTTTGCTTTGTATACCACATCCACTTAGAGGGTATGCAGCTTGACCAAGGCTATGTTGGAATATCTGTCAATCCGCTTGAGAGATGGGCTGCACATTCTCAAAGAAAAGAGAACCCAGTTCTATCTGCCTCCATTAAGAAGTATGGTCAACGGATCAAACACACGATCCTTTCTGCCCACGACACGGTAGAAGAAGCCCTTTGGCAAGAGTATACCCTACGACCTTTCGATAGAATTGGTTGGAACCTTGTAAAAGGTGGTGGGATGCCTCCTGCAATGGGTGGGTGGAACAAAGGCAAAGAAACTTCACAAGAGACCCGAAATAAGCAATCTGTCGCCAGACAGGGTAAGTATGCTGGAAGCAATCATCCTCGCGCTAGGTTAGCCGATATTTATGATTCAAGCCACAATCTGATAGCTACGCAAGTTGTAATACGACTTTGGGCTAAAGAAAATGGTTACCACCAAGCACACCTAGCTGCGACTGCAACTGGCAAATTAAAGTTGCACAAGGGTCTATACGCAAGGTATAGCTAGTGTCTAGGAATAAACTACCAGTCCACTCAGACGATCTTCGTAAGTTGTCTCCGACTGCGGTTAAAACCCTTTTGGATAAACTTGGTCCGTTAAAAACGGAAGAGTTAAAGCATACTTGGGAGTTCTGGGCAAGACCAAACCAACTTGAGCCTGAAGGCAAAGATTGGAACGTCTGGATGGTGAACGCTGGTCGTGGTTACGGTAAGACCCGTTCAGGTGTAGAGTGGATTAGAGAGAATGTTAAGCGTGGTATTAAACGTATCGCTGCTGTAGCCTCTACTAACTCCGACATTGAACGAGTTATGGTTAAAGGTGAATCTGGTTTCCTGTCTGTCTGCTGGAAGGGTGATAAGACCTACGCTGGCAAGGCTATGGGTTTCCCTGAATGGTCACCAACTAAAAGAACACTTACATGGGAGAATGGCGCTCAAGTCCAGTTCTTCTCTGCTGAAGAGCCTGAGCGTCTTCGTGGTCCACAGTTTGAACTAGCTTGGTGTGACGAGTTAGCTTCATGGAATAAAGACATAGACACATGGGCTATGCTTCAGTTCTGTATGCGTTTGGGTAAGCATCCCCGCATTATGGTAACAACAACCCCACGACCAACAAAGTTAGTTAGACAAATCCTTAAGGACAAGAAGACCCATGTCACTACAGGTTCTACTTTTGATAATGCTGCTAACCTTGCAGGAACTTACCTCACTGCCGTTAAAGAGCAATATGAGGGAACTCGTCTTGGTCGCCAAGAACTTTATGCCGAAGTCCTAGAAGAAGCCCAAGGCGCTCTTTGGACCACTGATATGCTTGATAGCTGTTCAGTTAAGCAAGAAGATGTGCCTGACCTTATTAGGGTTGTCGTTGCCCTTGACCCTGCCGTTACATCTAATGCTGAGAGTGACATGACAGGTATTGTCGTTGCTGGCATTGATGTCAACGGTGTAGCTTACGTCCTTGGTGATTACACAGACAGACTGTCTCCTCAAGGTTGGGCCTCTAAGGCTATTCAACTCTATCATCAGTTTCAAGCTGATCGTATCGTAGCCGAAGTAAACCAAGGTGGGGATATGGTTAAGACCACTATTCATGGTGAAGACGAATCTGTAGCCTACCGTGCTGTAAGAGCCTCTCGTGGTAAGTATGCTCGTGCTGAACCTATCTCAGCTTTGTATGAACGTAACTTAGTAAAGCACGTAGCTAACCCCACTGACGGGTCTACCTTGAACGAACTTGAAACTCAAATGCGTACATGGGAACCCTTGGGGTCTATAGGCTCTCCTGATAGGCTAGACGCCCTCGTGTGGGCTTTGACTGACCTCTGCCTCAATGGGTATGCCAAACCTCACCTAGCCCTCGTCTACAGCAGTTCAAAGGGGCTTTCCTCTAAATAGATATAATATGGAAATCCTAACTATGGCTGATAACCTATCAGAAGCAAAAGCTAAGTCTACGCTAGGTGTATCTGGCGACAATACCCGTAACGGTCAAATCCGTGCTGATGAATTTCTCCCTGAACTTCGTGGTAGGAAAGCTGTCCGTAAGTATCGGGAGATGCGTGATAACGATAGCACTATCGGTGCTGTTATGTATGCAGTTGAACAAATCCTTCGGGACGTAAACTTAGAAGTCAAGGCAGCTAATGACACAGCAGAAGCTAAGGCTGAAGCTGAGTTTGTTGAGAGTGTCTTGCATGATATGGATCACACGCTAGACGACCACATTGCAGAAGCACTGTCCTTCTTGTCGTATGGCTTTGCTTGGTTTGAGGTTGTATACAAACGCCGTGTTGGTCCTAATGAGCGTCTTGATAAGAAGCGTTCTAAGTATACTGATGGACGTATGGGCATTCGTAAGATTGCTGCTCGTGCGCCTTGGACGATTAACAAGTTCGATATTGACCCTGTAACTGGCGATGTGCTTGGTATTCAACAGAGTGTCTCTCACATCAATGGCACTAACTACATCCCATTGAACAAGTCTGTGTACTATCGGACTACAAGCCTTAATGGTGACCCTTCTGGTCGTTCTATCCTTCGTAATGCTTATACGTCTTACGAGTACTTGAATAACCTACAAGCTATTGAAGCTATTGCTGTGGAACGTGAACTTGCTGGTATTCCAGTTGCTCGTATCCCCTCTGACTACTTATCTTCTGATGCTTCATCTGCACAAGCACAGTTTGTTGGTAGCCTACAGACAATCCTTCGTGATGTTAAGTTCAACGAACAGGGTTACATCATCCTGCCTAGTGATACTTATCCAGACAAAGATGGTGCGCCAACTAACATTCGCTTGGTTGATGTAGAACTGATGTCTTCGAGTGGTACTCGCAACATTGACATTAACCCTATCATCAGCCGTTATCAGCATGACATTGCTCGTTCAGTGTTGTCTGAGTTTCTACTGCTAGGGACTTCTGGTGGTTCTTATGCTCTGTCGAAGTCTAAGACAGACTTGTTCCTTCGCGCCCTTGAGAGTTACATTCAAGCTGTTGTTGATGTTCTTAACAAGCAGCTAGTAGAAAGTCTTTGGCAGATAAATGGTCTGAACTATGACCTGATGCCAACTATCGTAGCTGGTGACGTTGCTCCCCATGACTTGCGTGAAATCGCTTCCTTCCTTCGTAACCTTAATGGTGCAGGGATTGATGTGTCGTCTCATCCAGAAGTCATCAAAGACCTTATGGCTATTGCTGAGATTGAATACAACCCTGATCTGGTGAGTAATCCTAATGACAACGTGGACTAGACACCTGTATGAACACGACTCACTAGCCATCGCGAAAGGTGAAGTCAATGGGTATTCAGTCGTAAATATCTTTGGGTATCAATCTACTGTTGGAACTTCTGACATCTGTGTGTGGGAGAATGCTGCTCCTTATGTGTTCCCCACATCAGCGGTTACTATGAGTGTCGTTAGCACGAGTGCTGTTGATGACACAGGGACTGCTAAAGTTCTAATCACAGGCCTTGATGCAAACCATGATGTACTAACAGAGATTGTTAATCTTGATGGCACTACTCCTGTAACAACAGCAAATGCTTTTCTGCATATTAACAATGTTAGGTTAATTGAAGCTGGTGTTGGGCAAACTACTAACGTAGGAACTATCACTGTTACCAACAACGGGACGACTTACGCTAAGATTTTACCATCTGTGGGTCAAACTCAGATGTCTCAGTATACAGTTCCCGCTGGCTATAGTTTCTATCTAACTCGTGTCAACAGCTATGCTCAACAAAACGGTAAGGCAGACAACTTTAATACTTATAGTGTCGTCGTTTCTAACACATCTACCAGTTATACAATATTACAAGCACCTTACTTTGATGTCTATGAAGCTATGCGAGTGGGTCCATTTAAGTATGCAGAGAAAACTAGCATTCAGTGGCGTTCTCGCACTCATACAAGCACCTCTGCTGTTGGTATGGTTATTGAAGGCTTCTTAGTCAAAAACACAATTCAAGGCGAACCATAATGAAAGTCGGTCAAAAAGTATCTTGGAACTCTTCTGGCGGCACTGCTCGTGGTATCATCCGTGAAATAGTCCGTGAGGGAACTGTCCCTAATATTCCAGTAAAGATCACAGGTTCAGAAGAAGAACCCGCTGCTCGTATTGAGATTGTGGACGACAAGGGTAAGCCAACAGGTCAAATGGTAGGACATAAGTTGTCAACTATTAACAAAGTATATGCAAATACTGCAAGTCTTCCCAAAGCGGTCAGAGACAAGATCAAAGACCCCAAGAAACTGCGTCAGTGGATGCACGTATTCAACAGCATGATTGCTGAGGGTCGTTCTGAAAGTGCAGCTATGGCTGGTGCTTGGTCTACCGTTAAGAAGTTTAGTGTCCTCAAAGCACAGTACGCTAACGACATCTTTACCACTGCTGCTGAAGCTGCCTCACGTTCTAGGGAACTGGGTCTTGGTGGTGTTATCCATGTATCAGACTATGATGGTCAAGCTGTCTATATGCCAGCCGCTAGTCACGAGGATTACCTAGACTACTACGCAGAGATCGCTGGACTGCCCACAGAGGATGACTCTGAGGATGAGATGGATGATGATATGGAAATGTCTACTGACGCTGTAGACCCCCGCCTAGAGGCTCTACGGGCCATCGTCCAAGAAGTCCTAGCTATGGATACCATCGACAAGGCTGACTATCAGGGTGAAACTGTTACTCTGAATAAACCTCGCCGTATCCAAGGTGGCAATAAGAAGTTTGAAGTATTTGTTCAGGATGGCGACAAAGTAAAGCGTGTAGCTTTCGGTGATCCTAACATGGAAATCCGTAGGGATGATCCACAGGCTCGTGCTAACTTCCGTTCTCGTATGTCATGCGACACTGCATCAGATAAGACCTCTGCTCGTTATTGGTCCTGCCGTATGTGGGAAGCTGATACCTCAGTCAGTGAGATGACAAAAGCAGAATATAGCCTAGAGGGTAAAATCCTCAAAGTCGATAACGAACAAAGGCTCGTTTATGGGTGGGCCTCAGTGGTCACTGAAAATGGTGTGCCTGTCGTTGATCGTCAAGGCGATGTAATTGAGGCCGATACTTTGGTAAAGGCTGTCAATAATTTTATGGAGTATGTGCGCGTAGGCAAAGCGATGCACACTGGGGAACAAGTTGGTGTCGTTGTACATTCGCTCCCTGTCACAAAAGAAATCTGTGATGCTCTTGGTATCCAATCTGACCGTGAGGGATGGGTCGTCGCATACAAAGTGTACGATGATGCTGTCTGGGCTATGGTCAAGAGCGGTGAACTTTCGGCCTTCAGTATCGGTGGTCGAGCCAATAAGGAGGAAATCTAATTGCCAAATCTCCTGAAAAACTTGCAGCTTGAAGAACTTTCCCTTGTTGACCGTCCAGCTAATGCACAGGCAATGGTTTCACTCTTTAAGCGCGACAACTCTCAAGAGGATATTGAGAAAATGGATGCTAAAATGAAAGCCAAGGTTAAGGCTTACATGACTGCTAATAACTGCTCCGAAGCTGACGCTATGAAGGCTTGTGGTGCGGATATGATGAAGTCAGATGAAACCGTTTCTGAAATCGAAACTTTGAAGGCTGACCTTGAACTTGCTAAAGCTGAAAACGAGCGTTTGAGCAAGAGCCTGATTGAAGCTGGTTATGTCATTAAAGCTGACGTAATCGAAAAGAAAGCAGAAGTCGAGACTATTGAAGTTGGTGGCGAATTGGTCGTTAAGTCGGACATTCCTGCTCCAGTTCTCAAGGCTCTTGAGGCTGCTGAAGTTGCAAAGAAGCAACACGAAATTGAAAAAGCTGATGTTGAACTGACGAAGAAAGCTGGCGAAGTTCTGCCAAACTTTGCAGTCGATGTCGCTAAATCTCTCCTGAAATCCTTCTCTGAAGATGCCGCTATTGTAGCTGCCCTTAAAGCTGCTGATGCTGCCTTCGCTACTAAGATGGATGAAGTTGGCAAGGCTGATGTAAATGGTCAGTTTGCTAATGCAACCGAAGAAATGGATGCTCTTGTTAAATCCTACATGGATGAACATAGCATGAAGAAAAGTGACTACGCCAAAGCGTATGCGGCTGTAGCTAAAACAGATGCGGGTAAGACCCTTATCTCTAAATCCTATAAAGGGGAATAATTATGGCTGTTATGCAATCTCGCGATAACCGCACTTATATTGCTGGTGCTGACTTGTCGGCTGCTCAGTTCAAGTTCGTTAAAATCTCTGGCGCTAACGTGGTTGTCGCTGGTACTGCTGGTGAGCAGTGCATTGGCGTCTGCATTGTTGGTGGTGCTTCGGGTGCTGCTGTCACTGTGACCCGTGGTGGTTCCGTTATGGTTACTGCTGGTGCTACTATTTCGGCTGGTGCTGCTGTTTCGACAGACGCTGCTGGTCTTGCTAAAGCCGCTGCTACTGGCAACATCATCATGGGCTATGCTCGTGAAGCTGGCGTCAATGGTCAAGTCATTGAGATCGAATTGATCTCTGGCGGTAATGCTTCGGCCTAATCTAGACATTAAAGGATAATTACTATGCCAATGTTGACCCCCTCGGCTGTCCATATCGACCAGCCCTTGACTAACATGACTCTGGCTTATATGCAAGAGCAAACTAACTTTATCGCAGACAAAGTGTTCCCCACCGTTGGTGTGCAGAAGCAGTCGGATAAGTACTACATCTATGACCGTGCAAACGGCAACCGTGCTGGCGATGTCAAGCTGTTGTCTCCCCGCACTGAAGTTGAGCGTATTGGCTTGGCTATCTCGAACAGTTCCTACTTTGCAGACGTTTATGGTCTGGGTATGGACTTCGACGACCAAACTTTGGCTAACGAAGATGCAGCTTTGGAAATCCGTTCGGCTGGGGCTACCACTCTGGTCAACCGTCTTCTGATCCACCGCGAAGAGCAGTTTGCTTCGACGTTCTTTGCTGCTTCGGTCTGGGGTAGCGAACTGACGGGTGTTTCGGGTACGCCTTCGACAAACGAAGTTAAGCAGTGGTCGGACTACACTAACGCAACCCCAATTCGTGATGTGACGCTTGCTCGTCGTACCATGCAGTTGAAGTCGGGCGGCTTTAAGCCTAACACGATGGTTGTCGGTAAAGAAGTCCGTGACATCTTGGTCAACCACCCTGACATTCTGTCGCGCTTGAATGGTGGTTCGACCGTTACGAACACCGCTCTGATCACCAATGCTAAGTTGGCTGAAATCTTTGAAGTAGAAAACTTCTACGTCATGGAAGCAGTTAAGAACACGGCTGCTGAAGGTATTTCGGAATCGAATGCTTTCATCGGTGGTAAGTCGGCTCTGTTGACCTACACACCTTCGACTGCTGGTCTGATGACCCCTGCTGCTGGTGTGACCTTCGCTTGGAACAACCTGCAAGGTGTAAACAACCTCGGTATCACTGTTGAATCGTTCTCGGACGATGCTCTGCGCCGCCAGCAGGTTGCTGAAATGATCCAAGTTAAGATGGCTTACGACATGAAAGTTGTTGGCGCTGATCTGGGTCTGTTCTTCAAGACAATCGTTGCCTAATAGGTAATAGACTAATGGTATGTCCAAGGTTAATAGCTTTGGGCATACCCAATTATAACAGAACACAACATAGTCCCTTATAAGGAATTGTCAAAATGCACCCTTCGTACTTGGGTTGGCAGGTGGATTGGCCCCTGTTTATTAAGATGCCACTTTCAGCAGACGCTAAAGAGTGGAAACGTGAAGAACACTTTAACTGGTTAGAGCGTGGGATTGAGGCTGATAAAGTTGCTCGTCTGTATGCTTCTGGTTATCTTCATCACAACACAGATTTGGAAGTCCAAAGTAAAGTCGGTGATCGTCTATCAGAAATGAATGGCAATCAACTAAAAACTCTTGTGACTTTGATTAACGCAGAGGTTAAGAAGCGTACCTCAAGCACCAATGAATTTGAAAGTAAGCGGTGCAAACAATCTACCCTAGACGATAAGCAACGTGGTCTTATTCGTCGTTTCCTTGTGGGGAATAGGTGGATTATGGATGATTTCTATAAGATGCGAGATACCATTCTCGGTGAATAAGTAATAGGAGACTGCCTTGGCTTGGTCATATGATCCCTCAAATCTAGTCACAACTACCGATTCAGGGCGTCTCAACATTGTCCGTCTTTTAATTGGTGATACTATCACTACTGACCAGCAGATGCAAGACGCAGAGATTACTTTCTCTCTTGCTCAGAATGGCAATAGCACCTACATGGCAGCTTCTTGGGCTTGTCGTACACTTGCTTCTAAGTTTGCTCGTATGGTTACGACACAACTGGATGGGGCTTTGAGTGCTGACTACTCAGACCTTATGATGCACTATCAGCAACTGGCAGATAACCTAGAATATCAGGGTAAGACTTCTGGTGCATCTCTTGGTGTTCTTGCTGGTGGAATTACTAAAAGTTCTGTTGAAGCAGCAAGAGCAAACACTAATCGTATTGAAAACGCTTTCCGTATGGATCAGTTTAAGAACCCACCTAGCTACAATACACCTGAGTATGAATAGGGAGTTAAGATATGTCTTTTCGCTCCTACGATTTACTTCGACTTGTTCAAGACTTTGGTGAAACCTTAACTTTACGTAAGCTGACTACTGCTGGAACTTACAGTCCATCTACTGGTGCTGTAACAGGTTCAGCTACGACAGACTATACCTTCACTGGTTACTTCTATAACTACGAAAGTATGGTAAAAGACCAAATTTTAAAGGGTAGTCGTAAGTGTGTTATCCCTGCTTTGGGTTTCCCTTATGTTCCTGATGAAGAAGACCTTATTGTTGGTCAAGGTGATACGGTTACTATCGTATCTGTAACAACTATCTTCTCTAATGGGACTGCTGTTTGTTACCTCTGCACTGTGGAGGAATAATTATGCAAGTTACAGCTAAAAAGTCTTTGTTTGACGTAAAGAAAACT